TCGCGGGTTTCAATAACCTTGCGGTCAACGTAGTAGACCTCGCGTGGGAACTCCGCTGTAGGGTCTTCAGTTGGGTTAACCGGCTCCAGCAATATTGATCCACCATCTTCCAGCAGTAATGCAAAGCTATCTTCCGTCAGCAGGATGTCGCCACTGGCTGGAAAGTTTGCGGCGTCTAGGTAGCGGCCTAATGTGCGAATGCGCGTAAATTTAGCGCCTTCTAAACCATCTGGCAACGTCAACAGCAATGCAGTGATAGTGCTAAGGATGTTGCTAATACGAATCTTGGGGCGCGGTAATTGACCATTGCCGCTGTATTCAAAGCCCTCGGCTTCAATGGGGAACGCTAGATATGCCTGGCTATTCCAGATGATGTTACCGTTAGTACCAGTTGCATTTACGCCAGCGTGGAAATAAAAGGTTTCATTTGCGTCATGCTGCGCTGTATTTAGCTCCAGCTCAAACAGCTCGATAATTGCGCCGGGTGCAATTTCCTGTAGCGCACTGACGGGTACGCTCATGGTTCATACACTTCTCGAAAAGTCGCCTGAATTTGATTGTTGTTGCAGTTGCTCAACGTCACCTGCCATTCCTCGCAAACGTATTTGCCAGCAATGTTGCGAGGTGATGTCCAGTCAAATGATTCAACGCCGCCACGCGCATCAAAAAATGCCGTAATTTGATCGCGTTCTGAATCAGTACGATTAGAAAATTGAAGAGTCCATTCCTTGGGATCGGTGTTTAGTCCAAAGGTAATCCGCTGTTCGTAGCCGTCTCCAAACTGCGTCTTGCGTACCCGAGGCTTGCTGCTCTCGGTAGCTTCAAAGCTGGGTGTGTAGGTAAAAGTTGCCATGGGTTATGCCATCAGTAGGCCACCAGGCCGTTTTTGTTTAATCAATTCTGCCTGCACCGCTTGCGCAATGGCACGGCCGAGCTGAGCGCCTTGACCTTCGTTGCCCTGCACGCTGGTGCCCTTGGCGTCCACTGAGACGTTTACCGTTGTGCTGCTGCCACCGCCGCCACCTGCGACGCCAAGCTTGCCATCGCGGCCCCGCATTAAAGGCATGATGGCCTCGGGGCCGGATTCGCCCATCAGGCCAGTGCGCATGGAGCCGCCGTTGGCAAACTTAAAGAGCGTGGGTGAACTGACAATTGAATTGGTAAAGGTGCCGCCTTTGGCGAAACCAGTGCGGGGCTGCATACTTGGACCAAATACGCCGCCGTTAGCGAACCCGGTCAAGCCGGGGAAGAGGGCACCAACAGCCTTGAAGATCGCAAACTTGATCAGCATCGCGCTGAGATCTTTCAGCACTGATGCCGCAAACTCTTTGAATGATGCCTTGCCCGTGGTGGCAAACTCAACAATGGCATTGGTCAAACCGTCGATGCCGTTTGTGGCAATGCTGGCGAGGTTTGAACCAAGGTCAGTGGCTGCGTCGTAGGCCTGCTTAAAGGACTCCTTGAACTTTGTGCCAAAGCTGTTGCTGCTTTCTTCTTGCTTCTTGGTCGCATCATCCAGTGCGCCGGCACGCTCGCGCAGCAGCCTGATCTGCTCAGCCAGTGCCGGGTTGGTTGCTGCCAGAATGTCCAGCTGCAGCAGGTTCACCTGAGCGTTCAGTTTCTCCAGCTCAGTCAGCTCGGTCTTGCCGCGCACTACCTCTGCAATCTTGGCGTCGTAGTCGGCCAGGCTGGGCAGCAGGTCCTTTAGACCTTGCTGGTATTGACTGTCAGCTACATTTGCCAATGATGCGCCGAGCTGATTGATCAAATCAATCGTTGGCTTCATGTCAAAGCTAACTCCAACTTTTGCAAGCTCGTTGGAAAGATCAACAAGGTCATCTCTAAAATCATTTGTTATGCGCGTTGCGTCCGTTAGTTGGTTGCCGCGCTCAATAAACAATGCGTCAGCGGCGGACACACCAACCCCTGCATAGGCGGCGTTAGTGTCTTCAATGCTGCGCCGCAGCTTTTCTTGCATGTCATAGGCCTGTGTTTCCAGCGTCTGCCGCCGATCTAGCAGGCGCTCCTGCTCAGATGCAGCACTCTTGGCATCTGCTGCTCTCCGTTTCGCATCCGCTGTTGCTTTGCGGGCTGCTGCTGCCGCTTCCTTGTCTGCGCCGCTGGTGTCCAGCGCCATGTTGCGCCCGCCCGTGCGGCGGCCGGTGCCGGGTGATGCCGCGGACCCAAAGGCCAGCTTGTTCAGGTCGGCAATGGCTTGCTGCGCTTCCGCAAAGCCACTGCTCACGGCAGTGGTAATGGTGTTAAATGCAGCGCCAAAGTCGCCCGCAAATGCCTGGCTTGCTGCCTGCACTGCTGCAACGATGTTTTTGATCAAGATGTCCACCGCCTTGACGACGGTGTAAATCGCAACCGCTATGCCGCGGATCACACCCTCAATCACCTTGAACAGCGCCGTCCAGTCTTGGTCAGTGTCGAATAGATCGCCAAACACCTCAAGGATTGTTTGCAGCGCAGGCAGCAGTGCATCGGTCAGCTCGAGCCCGAAGCCTTGCGTCTTGATGCCCAGCTCGGTGATCGTGTCATTGAATAAATCCGAACGCGCTGCAAAGTCTTCGCCCACCTTGTAGGTGAACTTTTCCATGCTGGCCGCGCCTTCGTTCAGGAGCGGGATCAGGTCTGATCCCGACTTGCCAAACAATGCAACCGCCGCGGCCGCCTTCTGCGCACCATCGGGCATGTCGGCAAAGCGATCAGCGATCTGCTTCAGCGCCTTGTCTGCCGGCACCACCTGGCCGTTGGCATCCTTGATCGAGACGCCCAGCGCCTTGAACTTCTGCGTCAGCCCGTCATTACCCTCGGCGGCCTTGACCAGGTTCACGCTCAGCTTGGTCAGGCCTTTGCCAAGAGTGGCTTGATCAACGTCCGCCAGTTTGGCTGCATTGCCCAATCCGATCAGCGCATTGGCTGCAATGCCGGTCTTGGCCTGCAGGTTGAACAGCTCATCGCCTGCGTCGATGGATTTCTTGATGACAGCCGTCAGCCCGCCCACAATGGCGCTGCCAGCGATTGCTGCACCAAAACCAGCCACTGCACCTTTGAGGTTGTTGAACCCCAGCGCAGCGTTCTTTGCCTGCCCCTGCAGCCCCTGCATGGAGTTGCCCAGCCGGCGGATGTTGTTCTCGCCTTGAACGGCCGCTTTGATGCGGAGCATGGCATCCATGTTCATCGCCATGTCAGATGCTCCTGCTGTTGATCGAGACCATTACCGCTGCCTCCATCACCTGCAGGTCCTCCAAGAGCGCGCGAGGGTCTTTTACTTCGTACATCATAAAGAGCCAAGCCACTGCTCCATAGTCCAATCCCAGCACGCCGCTCATTGTGGTGCGCCACTGCGTCTGCACTCGCAAGAACATCTCTAGCACCGGCCAGTTTTCCTCCCATACCTCAAAGTCATCGGATCGGGGTTGCTCTGGCAGCGCCACTCCAAGGATGGCGGCATCGTCTTGAGTTTCATCTTTAACGCCGCCGCCGGCCCAATGCTCGGCGGCCTCTATCAGTTTTTTCTTTTGGCTCCTTTGATGCTGTCCATGTATGCCTTGAGTACAGCAATAGCCAAGAATGGCACCTCTAGCAATTCATTCAATCCCTTCTCGCTGAAAGGGATCTCATTGCCTTCGTCATCGTTGATGCCAGACCAACCAACCAGCACATCGCGAGCGATGTCGGTGATTTGATCCAGATCACCTAGATCTTCAAGCTTCTGCAGCTCGGCAACCATCGGACCGATTTTGCTTTGTGGCAGGCGCTTGAACTCACCATCAAAGGTCTGGCGCTCATGGCGGCCACCATCGATCGGGAGATCAAAGGCGACCGGCCATGAGTAGGTGCCAGATTGCTTAAGAACGAATGCCACGCGGATTAGGTGTAAGCGATTGACAGCTCATCATTGCCCGAACTGGTCGGAACCGCAATAAACGGCATGTTGAGCATCTGCACGCCATCCTGATCGCTGTAGGTCAGATTGCCTAGATCAGACTGCGCAGTGGTCACCGTGCATCGGTTGCCGGCAGTGGTGCCGTGCTGGAAGGTGATGCTGCCTGTGCTGCTGCCAGTAGCGATTCCAAAGAAGTCCTTGGCCGCAATGGTCGGCGCCTCGATCACAACGGTGCCGCTGGGCATCCGGTTGGTGATCAAGATCTCCTTTGAGCAACCCACCAGTTCGCGGTAGATCACATCATTGGCGAGGCTGAAGTTGTAGGACTGCAGACAACCGCTGTAGGAGAACGCCGAGAAGCTGGTGGTGTTGCCTTCCTTGAACAGGAGCGGAGCCGCCTGGTTGGCGTAGGTCGGGGTGGGCAACGTCTCGTCGGTTGGAGCGTTGTAGATCCCCGTCATCGTGAAAGCGATTGATGGGATCGCACCCACTTCGGCGCTGATGTCAAATGTGCCGCGGCAGCCCGTCAGCTTGTGGCGAATCCCGTCTTCGTGGTAGTAAATGGTAGAGCTTTCAAAGCCGCTGCTCTCGGGCGCATAGGTGGCGCTGGTGCTGGTGACCAGCGTCTCGCTAAGGCCGCAGCTGCGCAGCACTGGGCCATAAGCCGGAGCGGTGCCTGCCGTACCGGAGCCAGCCAGCTCAACCTCAAAAGTAACTTCAACCCGAGTTTGAGCCAGCAGTTGATCAGCTTGGCCCATGTATGGGCGCACCAGGTCGCGGTTCACCGTGTCGGCAACTAGCGGCTGGATCTCAAGGTTGCGCACCAAGATCGCGTTGCTGGCCCCACTCGGCGTCGAGTCGGTGCCGTAGGTGGTTTCAATCTTCGCCAGGATCAGGCGTCGGCGAGTCAGAACTGATGCCATTAGAGGCTACCTCGAAGGTTGGATGAGGGGCCGGCTGGGTCCGCTCGACGAGCTTTCGCTTGCCGGTTTTAGGATCGACCAGGTAGCTGCCGCCCTGGCCTTTGTGTTCGTCCACCATGATAGCTGCTAAGGGCTAAGGGATAAATCGGCAACTTTCGTCCGATACCTGACAGCGTAATCGCAGCTGATCACACCACTGGGTTGATCTGCTTCAACCAGATCAAACGACACCGAAATAGGTTGCACATCGTAGGCATAGCCGCCCAGTGTGAGATCGGCCATCACCTTGGCGTGCAAGCTTTGAACTGTTGCATCAGCGACTTGATCGGGGATGTCGCCGCGAACAATCACCGAGATGCGAACGGTCAGGGTCCAATCCAGCGTTGGGAGGCTGGTGTTCTGCTGAGCGTTATCACTGACAGGCTCGACCACGATCGCCGGCAGTTCGCCTCTGCTCATTGGTTCAACCCTGCTGCGATAGATCCGCGTGCTAACTCCTGTGGTGCCCGTCAGTGCGGTGCGGATCGCCGCCAAGATGGTTTCGCGTTTGGTTGCCATGGGTTAAGCAGATGCAACTTGAACGACAGTACAGATGATGCCGGGGATGCTCGGATGCGCGAACGGGCTGGTCTGGGCTACTTCAGCATGGATGTAGGCTGCCACGTTGCTGGTCGCCCACATCAGCTCGAGGTAGTCGTTTGTCGTCACGCCCAGCACGAAGTTGACGCAGCCGATCACGTTGCCATCAACGCTGCCATGTCGGGCAATGACGCTAAATCGGCTGTCGCTGGCGGGCACATCGGCGCCGTTCTTGCGGAGCCAGACGTTGATGTCGTGAATCGAGTTTTCGGTATTGCTGAATTGAATCGAGAACGTGATGCTGTAAATGCCGGGATGATCGAAAGTGATCCGCTCGTTTGAGATAATCTTCGTGCCACGGCTTGTCGTATCAATCTGCCGCAGCTTGATCGCA